TTGTATTGGAAGGGAATCAAATCATTGGGGTAATATGAAAGCAGTAAACGGGAAGGTATTGGTTCGTGTTGACATGAAGCAAAAGAGCCACATGAAAATGGGGGAAGTTGTCGTGCAAATGGCAAATCTCTATGAAACTAATTACAGGGAGAAATCCCCCGTTGTAGGCGTATTCGCTGAAACAAATAAGTTTTTCAAAGAGGGGGAAATTGCCGTGTTTCACCACAACCATTTTTATGAGCCTTCCCCTTACTATCTCTATGATGATTTGTTTAGCGTACCGATGAACCATACCATATTGGGTGTGTTGGGTGAAGGGGGAAGTTTTAAGCCAGTTTTTGGCAATATGGTTTGTGAACAAATGGAAGTCGAAAGCGAGTTTCTTATTCCCCCCGAACACAAAACCTTTCACGTAAACCAATACCGAATCATTGATGCCGGTTGGACTAACTACAAGAACGGAACCATTGCATTGACCCGTCCCTACTCCGGTTATGAGATTGTTTATATGTTTAACGGAGTGCAGCACAGGGTTATAAAGGTGCAAGACGAAATGGTTTGTGGTATTGTAAAGCCCCCTAAAAAATAGGGGGTTTTATATTTATATCCCAAATTTGTTTATTTTTATGAAAATTTTTCCCCCAAATGGCATATAACGCTGAAGAAATAAGCAACAATCCGCTAATAAACCGCTTTTTCTTGTCAGGGCAAGACAAAGCCAGTAAAGAGAAAGGTAAAGCGATTGTAAAAGCATTTTACACGCAACAAATTAATAACGATACAAGCCTTAACTTTTTTAAGAAAAGGAATGCCCGATGGATTGAATTGCTTTTGTGGGCTAAAGGAAGTCAACCGATGCAAGAGTTCTTAGGGTACATGAACATATCCGATGCCAATAAAGCCTACGTTAATATTGACACCACGCAATCAAGGATAGCTTCGCAGTTTATTGGTACGGTAATTCAATCAATGGCTAAGAACAAATTGTACCCAAGAGTAGATGCTATAGATGACGGTTCAGTTACCGAAAAAGAAAACAGGTTATTCGATGCTCTTTTCAGGATGCACGACAAAGACACGGTATTAGCCGTTCAGGAGCAAGCCGGTGTTAACTTGGAACCACCAAACAGCTACGTTCCAGATGATGAAATTTCAGCAAAAGTTTATTACGAATTAGAAGATAGATTACCAAAGGAGATACGATTTGAAAAGATGCTCCAATGCGTAATGGATGACATTCGGTTTGATGATATTGCCAACAGAAAAACACTTTCTGACATATCCATTCTAAACGCTGCCTTTACAAAGATTGAGAGAATTTCCCCCAAAAAATACGGAGTAAGAAAATGTATTCCTACAAACATGGTGTACAATTTCTTTATGAATGATAGCGGGGAATATGAGATAACTCAAATCGGAGAGTTTTATAACGTCAAAGTAAAAGACTATCGTATTAAGTTTGGTAAATCAGAAGAAAACCCAGACGGCTTAACAGAACAAGAGATATTCGAATTAGCCAAACTTTCTTCCATGCGAAACATTGGTATGTTCAGCTATACATGGAACGACAATTGGGCTTTGATAAACTTTAATCAGCAAAGGCCGTATGATGATTGTTCAATTCTTGTATTGGATTGTTCAATTAATTGTGGGGAAGATATGTACTTTGTATCAAAGAAGGATTCATTCGGCAAAGAAGATATTCAAGAAAAAAAATCCGTCCCCTATGAACAAACTAAAAAAGACGGAACTAAGATAAACCAACCCAAGCCTGATAATGTAGAAATCATTAAAAGGCAAAAGAGTAGTTGGATGAGGGGAATATATGCCCCATACGGCGACAAAATGCTTTATTGGGGAGCAGAGGACTTAATTATTCCCCAATACACAGATGTTTACAATCCACTTTGCCCTTATTCAGTAGTTATCCCCAATAACGATGGGGACTATGTGCCTTCATTGTTTGAAAGAATAATGGAACCACTAAGGGAATATCAACTTGCAAAACTTAAAAGGAAGCAGATAATTTCTTTGCTTGAAAGAGACGGTTACAGGATTGACGTTGAATCAGCAAGGAATATTGATTTAGGTAACGGGGATTCTTTTGATTGGATGGAATTGGTTAGGATTAAAAATCAAACAGGGGTTGAACTTTGGAGTAGCAAAGGAGTTGACCCATTGCAGCCAGCCGCTCCCCCAATATCCGCAGGGACACAATCAACAGACCTTCAAAAAGTAATTGGACTTACACAGGTATTGGAAAGCATACGGGCTGAAATAAGAGAGTTGATAGGTGTTCCCCCATACCGTGATGGAAGTGATGTTGGAGATAGGACTTCAGGCGTATTGCAAGAGCAACAAAGTTCAGCATCATTCAACGTTACCGACTTTGTGCTATCTTCAGATAACCAACTTTGGCAAGAGACATTTTACAAACTTTGCCTACTTCATTGGAACGACATAGTAAAAGAAGAACCTGAATCAGAAGAAGATTTGCTTAACACAAGGTTCAAAGTATCGGTTAAAATGAAAATGACCGATTACGAAAAAGGATTGATTGAACAAGATATTCAAAGATACAGTCAAGTTGTAGACGCTTACGGAAACCCTGCATTGACTCCGGCAGATGCAATGATGATAAGAAACATTGACAACTTTAAATTAGCCCATTGGTACTTAGTTAAGACAATGGAGCAAAACAGAAAGAAGTCAATGGAAGATGCTGCAAAGCAACAGCAGCAAAACGCTTTGGTACAACAGCAATCAAATCAGCAAACAGCAGAAAATGAAGCGAAGTTGCAGCAACAAAAGTTGGACTCCGAAAAACAATTGATTCAATACAAGACAACACAAGAAAAAGAACTTGCATTGTTGAATGGTGTTTTAAATATTGCGGGGAAAGGCATAGCTATACCTGAAGAATGGAAGCCAGTCATACAGTTATTAGTCCCCAACATAGCAATACCTATTGCAATGGAGAATAAGCAAATGAATGAGATTATTCAACAACAACAGCAACAACAAATGCAGCCGCAAGGTGATGAGGGGGAACAAATGCAAAATCAACAAGAAGAACAACAAGAGCCGCAAATGCAGCAATAGTGTATAGAATAAATGATTTGGTAGAGTTCAATTTTGGGGAACTGTTAAGCGTCCATGATATTGTTTACGTTAATCTATGGTTCGTTCACGGATATGAAATTGTCCCCCTTTATATAAATCTAAACTGATTATGGCAGAATTATCAATTGAAGAACTGAAAGCAAAACTCTCGCTTTACGAACAAGACGGAGCGGCAAAACTGTATTATAGCTTTAATAGGAAAATGAATGAAATGGGCGACCTTATGAATAAGCATAACTTGTCCACTATGAATCTTGATGATAAGAATGATAAAACATTTGAAAGACTAAAAGCTATATGGGGTGATGCAGCAAGTATAGCAACAGCCGTTGAAGCACTTGGTAAATTTGCAAAGATTACGGGGGACGAACAGGCAGACGTTCAAAGGAAACCATTTGTGGACACAATAGCCGATAAAAGGAGTTAATGGGATTGGCGATTGATATATATGGTTCGTTGTGCAATATCCCAGACTTTAATTTAAGGGCTATTGAGGATTGGGGGACGAGCATACCTTCAGAGCAATATTGGAGAAGAACGGAGTTGCCTGATTTTTTTGATGATGTTGAATATGATAAAGAGGGGAACGTTTTACTTAACGATGAGCAAGAAGCGTATGCAAGGGAAGAAGTAAGACGATGCAAAGAAGGATATTACTTTCTGAATAATGGCATCATAACTTATGTAACCGGAAAGCATTATTTCTATCTTAAATGGTGGAAACTTGAAGATGATATTTACCCTGATTACAGGGACACAGATAGAAGGTACTTTTTATTTCTTAATCATTGGGAATGCGTTTTATGGTGTTTAGGAATATTAAGGGGGAAGAAAAGGCGTGAAGGGGCAAGTTCGCAAGCTACAAGCAATCTTATATACGAATGTATTTTCTTCAAGAATAGCAACTGCGGTTTAGTAAGTAAATCAAAAGATGATAGCAGAGATACATTTACGGACATGGTATCTTTTGGTTATAGGCAATTGCCTGTATTCTTAAAACCAAAACAACTTAACGACAAGGATAGTGTTACTGAACTTGTATTTGCGCATAAATCAACAACAATAAAAGGCGGCAAAGGTTCTGTAATTGATACTGACACAGGACACCGTTCTAAGGTAAATTATCGTGCGCCTGTTATCAATGCGTATGATAGGGGTCGTATTACAAGGTTGTTGGGGGACGAAGGCGGTAAGTGGCCTAAAGATGTTCCTTTCTCTCAATTCTTATCTATCGTATCAAAGACGATGGTTAAAGGTGCAAAGCGTGTTGGATTTGGAGAGTTCCCCTCTACTGTAAATGAAATGACTAAATCAGGGGGAGCAGAATACAAAGCCGCATGGGATAATGCAAATCAATTTAAAAGCAAAGGCAAAAGAACGCCTAACCAATTTGTAAGATACTTCAGCCCCGCCTATGACGGGTACGAAGGCTTCATTGATAAGCATGGCATGAGTGTTATTGGTGAACCAACACTTGAACAATACCAATACTTGGTTGATAAATGGGTTGGCAAAAGTGGACTTACTGAAGAAGATATTGCAGTAGGAGCAAAGCAATATCTTTTAAACAGAAGAAAAGATTTGACAGGCATACAGCTTGAAGAAGAAATACGTCAAAATCCATTTGACGAAGAAGAAATGTTTATGTATGCAGGTCAGGGTTGCGAGTTCAATTCAACCAACATACAAAAACAAATAAAGGAACTTGAAGAAAACAAGCCGTTCCTACGTCAGATGCGTTTGGTTCCAGAGAAAAAAGTAACCAAGTCAATTTTTCCCACAAAACCAGACATAGTAGAAACCATTGCTAAGCCAATGGATGATGAAAAGGGGGGATGGTTCATACTTGAACTACCTAATAAAGAAAACCACTTTAAAAGGTCGGGTTCATATCTTGAACCATTGAATAAAAGTATGTATCAGATAGGAGTTGATACTACTAAAGATTTAGAAACAACACACGGTTCAAAGCCCGTAATATTAGTATTTAAGAAATCTTGTATTGTAGAGGGGGAAGAAATGGGGATGTACCCCGTTGCCATGTGGATTGCAGATACAAGGTTGGATATTCACTTTGACGAACAAGTATTGCTTGCTTGTAAGCTATATGGATGTACTGCTAACTATGAGATTGATGCAAGGGGGGACTATTATAGATATTTTTGTAAAGAGAATTGTCAATTATTCTTAGAGTGGACACCGAAGGTTGCAATGAATCCGGTAAAAAGAAACCCGAAGATAGAGCCGGGTACACGTTCAGGCGACCCATTCCAATTAAGTATGCAACTCCAAATAGCGAAAATGTACTTAGATGGAACTGATAAAGATGTTTATAACGGCCATGCTCATAGGATAAAATATATTTCCTTACTAAAACAACTTTTGAAATACGACCATTCTAACCGTACTCCGTTTGACCAATGTATTGCTTTGTTTATGGCGTTACTTCCTTTGTTCGGGGAACAACAAGCCCCCGTTACACCACAAGGAACCAAAAGATATTTACCGCAGTATAAAATTAACGTGGCTGCTTGATTAATTTGTTTTGTGGGGGAACTTTTCCCCCAACATTTAAAGTAGAATGACATATCATATCAATCATTGCACTTCTGCTTCTATTGTCCTCATTGGCTTTTTGGTCTATAAGTTCCAACGTTTCTTTCCTGATACAAATACTGAATTTTGTAAGTCTTGATTTGTTTTTCATGCCCAAACTTAGTAACAACAATTCACACCTACAAAAAAATAGGGGGAATAGTTTATATTTTTACTAAAATATTCCCAGTTTATGGCAGACAATATTATTGAAGAACAAGTGGCTCAACCAACAGTTGAGGAACAGCAGCAAGCAAATGCGGCTGAATTGGCTAATTTAATGGCAATCAGTCTTGGCACAACCCCTCCCCCACAGGAAAATCAAAATAATAATGGGGGGGAAGATAACCAACAGCCAGCAGGGGGCGAAGGCGAACAACAGCAACAAGCAGCCGTTGTTCCTGAATTTAAGTTTGATGTTTTCAAGGAGAAATTCGGGTATGAAAAGCCTGAAGATATTTTGGCAGAAATTGAGGCACTAAGAGCCGCAAAAGCGGTTCCCCCACCAACGCCTGAAATAAAATTTGAAAACGAACAAAGCAAGAAGTTATTTGAAGCCATTAAAGGCGGCAAGCAGAAAGAGGCTTATGCGATATTAGCAGAGCAAGAAAAATTGGAACTTCTCACTTCTTCCCCCGTAACAAAAGAAAATGCAGCCGACATCATTAAAGCCGGTATGCAAAATAAGTACAAGACCCTTTCCCCCGAATTAATAGAACACAGATACAACAAGACATTTGGCATCCCAAAAGAGCCAATCCAAAGTTCTATTGAAACAGATGAGGAATATGAAGAACGTGTAGCAGAGTGGAAAGAAAAGGTGGCCGATATTGAAAGGGAAAGAATCATTGAGGCTAACATTATTTTGCCTGAATTAGAGGCGCAAAAAGCAAAACTTGTATTACCAGAAATAGAGCAGACAGTTGACGAGGAGTATGTCCAATGGAAGAAATCATTGGATGAACAAGCCGCAACAGAAGCCGAAACATTGCAAGCGTACAAAGCGTTCAAGCCGACAGACCTAACATTTGCTTTGGACTTTATTGATGATGTAAATAAAGTCAAAACAACTTTTAATTGGGTTCCTGACGCAGAAAGTTTCCAGAAGGCGCAAGAAATGGTTATTGATGCAGAAAAGTATTATGCCAAGTACAAAAATTCGGATGGAAGCCCGAATAGAAAACAGTACCTATTGGACATTTACTTTGCGGCCAACAAAGAAAAGATAATCATGGAAGCCATGAAACAAGCAAAGAACGCTACTATCAAGGCAAAGCTACCTGATAATACAACAGGTGGTATAACAAGGATGATTCCGCAAGGAACTGAATTGTCAGAACTTGATAAGCAAATGCTACAAGCTGGTGTTACAAGGCAGTAAATACTTAATAACACACAAAAATTTTAAAAAATGCCATCAGCAATAGTTAGAGGCGCAACCGGACAACCCGGTTCAGTAGCATATCCTTCCGGTATTACTACGGGTATTTTTAACGAATTAAACTTCGTTATCCCCGATTATATCCCCGGCATCGTTGCCAAATACGGCAACTCATCTTACGCATTGGTAATGGAAATTTTGGGACGTACCAATGTAGAAACAGTTAGTACCCAAACAAACACTTTCTCTCACTTCGAAAAAGGCCGTCCTTTTGGTTCCGGTATTGTTGCTTCAACAGTTGCGCAAGGTGCTGTTGGTGCAGCCGTAAGCGTTACGCTGAAAAGCCCAGACTCTTACAACAACGGAGCAACAGGTACACAATCTCCATTCCTTTTAAACCAAACTGTTAAGTTGCGTTCAAATGGTTTGAAGTACAAGGTTACAAATATCACACGTACCACAGGTGCGTTTGTGGTTGAACTTACGCCAAACGGAGCATATACCGTACACTCTGGTACAGGTACAACAATCCTTGCCGGTGAAGGTTTGGAAACGTTTGGTAATCAGTTGGCGGGGGAATCTTCCGATTCTCAGGGTACTCAACAAAAGAAGATGTACCGTTACGATAACACCGCAACTGTTATTCGTGCTTCTGTAAAGGCATCTGACCTTGCAGGTATGAACAAAACTCAGATTGATTTCGGTAATGGTAGCAACTATGAGCCAACGCTTGCGGTTCAAACTATGAACGAAAACATGATGATGAATATTGAAGATGCCGTAATGGAAGGTGTACCATATTCAAACATTTCTGGTACAACCGGAACTGTTGGAGTATTGCCAGATGTTGCAGCAAGGGGTTCTGAAGTTGACTATGTATCTTTTGGTTTTGCCATTGGTGATTTCCAAAACTTTACAAACGTTCTTGATTCGAATGGTGGCCCTCGTGAGTACCATTTCTTACAAGATTTGAAGCAACGTCAGGACATCAACAACCTGTTGTTTGGTAAGTATCTTAATGGTGCTATATCTTACGGTTCTGTTGGTTTCAGCCAAGAAGCAGCCGTATCTTATGGATTCAAAGGATTCTCTACCGATACCTTTGATTTCCATTTCCACCGTTACAAAGGATTTACCGCACAGGCAGTTTTCGGTTACACTCCAACAGTAGGCGACTATCGTGCTAACTTTGGTTTGGCTGTTCCGCAAGGACAAACAGTAGACGCAAAGGATAACACAACCCGTCCATATATGCAATGGGTGTATCAGCAAAACCCTGATATTACAATTGGCCAAAGGATTTACAGTTGGGAACTTGGTTACACTAAGGGAACCAAAACAACTGAAGCCTCCAACAAATACGAGCAAATTGCGTATGTTGGTAGCCGTGTAATTGCAGCAGAACAATTTGCAATCCTTCGTGGATTAATTTCATAGTCTTTTATTCGGGATGCCCTTACGATTTAGGGCATCCCTTCATTTTTAAAACATAAACAATGGCAGACGCTACTACAAAAGCAGCCCCATTAATTATCGAAGTTCTTGGGCAAAAAGTAACAAAGGATTCAAAAGAGCACAAGGCTCTTACAATGGAATTTGAAGCGGGTAAAAAGTATATGTTTGAATTGGCTGAACAAGTCCCGCCAAGAGAAAATGAAGTGGTGGATATGGCCACTAAAAGAAAAGTTCCACATAAAAAGTTCAAGCCATATCAGAACTTGGTTTTTACTTCTCAAATTGTGTGGAATGGGGGAAGGGTTAATATCCGGTATTATGATGGTTGTGAATCAATCTTTGTTTCAGACCAACCCAAAGACAAGGATGTTGTAGACCAACTTATTCGCCAAACACAACAGCGTTCTTTTTTGGACGGGAAATTAGGCGTGTACGGTGACGAAAAGCAACTTTTGATGTATCTTTACTTATGCAGTTGGAACGGAGAAAGTAATTTCAGAACAAGGACTTCAACCGCAGTATTTGTTCCGGTGGATAAAGAGAAAGAAGCAAGTCTTAAAGCCAGTAAACTTGATAAGATTGAACAAGCTATTAAGTTGGCTAAAGAGGCAAGCGCAATGAAAATGACCGTTCATGCAAACTATTTGGGGATTGCAGCAATGGATTATGATTCAGGTAATGAACTTACAGAGGGGGAAATCAGGACAGCGTACAGAGAAGCAGCAATCAATGACCCCGATGGATTCATTGAAAGTTATGGTAACAAGGCAATTGAATTAAAATATTACATTGACAAGTCTTTAACTGAAGGAATTATCAGTAATAAGTTTAACGCCAATAAAGCTACATGGGGGAAAAACAATACTGAAATTTGCGACATATCAGGACTTAAATCAATGGAGGCTATTTCAGAAAGGATTCTTGAATTTTGCCTATCAGATGAAGGAAAAGAGATAGCGACACAGTTGAAGGCATTGTTCAATAATTAAGTTCTTTTAATTTTATAAAGAATGAAATAGCTGGCTATTATAGTCAGCTATTTTTCAATATAACAATACCGGAAATGACAGTTGACTACATTTACAAATACGCATTAAGCATTATCAGAAAGAATCAGGCCGGAGGTCTTAAATCTACTGATTTTTGTTATCATTGGAACGGGGAATCAAATGCGTACCATACAGACTTATTAGGGCATTTTCAGAGAATGAATAATGGTAAAGGGGGGAACAATACAGGTCTTATTGAAAACGAAGTTATACTTACCAAACTTTCCCCCTTCACTAAAAATGACCCCGCACTTGCAATAACTTCAGGGCAAGCCACCAAGCCTTCTAAATTCAGTTATCTTTTAGCACTAAGGATAAATGGCAAGAAAGTATTTCATATCAATCATGGGCAAATAGCAGCCGTAAACGATAGCGTTATTGACCCCCCAAGCACAACAGATAACAAGTATTACTTTACAGAATACGAAAACAAGTTTTCTTTTCTCCCAAATACCGTAACTGCCGTTGATATTGATTACATAGAATCTCCAACTGATATTGTTTGGGGCTATACTTTTGATGTTGACGGACGACAGGTTTACGATTCGGCAACAAGCGTACAGCCTCAATGGTTGGATGCTGATTGTCTTGAAATAACAAAGAGAATGCTCAAAACATTAGGGGTTGCGTTCTCCTCACAGGACTTTCAAAATTTTGGTAACAGCGTAATAAATACAGGTAACTAATGGCTATTACTTATTCAAAGAAGATGCTCATAGAAAGAATCAAAAGGCACATGGCCGATGGATTCCCGAATGATGAGTTTACAATGACCGACAATGAAATTCTTCTTTATATTGATTCTGCTTTAGCTGCATTGCTTGTTGGTAATGTGTATGGATTGGCAAAAGTTACAGGAGCCATTGCAACGCCTGAAGCCTATATTGTAACGACTGAATTGGATGCGTTGGTTCAGGATAATGTTACGGGGGAATGGTACGCAACGCTCCCCCAAACACCAATATCATTACCACTTGGTTACAGTATAACCAACGTTTACTTTGGAACGGAACCTGTATTGCCAATAAAAACGCAAAGGGTAGCATTTAGGGACTTCATGCCAAAACCTATTGGAAGTAGTTATAGGGTTAAGGGGAACAATATATATGTGAAGGCAAAAGATAATTCAGCACTTGCCCCATATACACTATATGTTGACATGGTAAGTACAAGGACATCCGATGTAAATGAATCAATGAATGTTCCTGACGATATTATTCAAAGTGTATTTGATACTGTTGTTGAGCGTTGCATAAAAAGACTTGCAATGCCAAAGGATATTGTAAAAGATTATTTAGGAGCCGGTAATAAATCAAGCTAATAAACATGAGCGATTATAATTCATACGTTCCCCTTAAAAGAATAGTTTCATACTTTTTAGATGAAAAGAACTTATCTATTGGGGATTTTGATAAGGCATGGATAATGGCTTTCAGGGGGCTTCAGTTGCTTAATCAAAGCATTGCAGCAGAACCAAAGAGCGTTAAACTTCCGGTAAATGGTAACAAGACGGTTGATTTCCCAACAGATATGTTGAGTTGGACTAAGATTGGTATTATGACCGATGGGGGACAAATTTCAACGCTTAAAATAAACAATGCGCTATCAACTTTAAAAGACACAAACCCGAATAGGATTTCTTATTTGGAAGCAGATATAAATAGCAACGTTAATCTTCTTATCAATACTCCTTATTATTTCAATTATAACTATAACGGAATTTATCAAACTTTGTTTGGTGTTGGTGGGGGATTAATTCAGTATGGTGAATGCAGGGTTGACGAAAAAAACAGGGTTATCATTCTTTCTACTGATTTCAAGTATGATTCTATTTTAGTTGAATATCTTAGCAGCCCACAAAGCGATGATGACTACGAAATTCAAACGGTTCTTCAGGAAGCCGTTATTGCTTTCATAGCATGGAAATTTAATCTTGGTAAAAGAGAAGATTTTTATGCAGCAGCAACAGAGGGCAGAAGGGCATTACCGGGCAAAAAGGTAACATTGCAACGTGTCAATCAGGTAATAAGGGAAACTTCAGGAATGTATTTAAAAGGGTAGTAGATGCAAATTATCAATAGGGTATTAAATGGCAAGATGAATACTGATTCTGAAAAGATAAGGGTATTGCCATCTGATTATGTAGACGCTTTGAATATTACAAGGAGCAACAAAGACACTCCATATAACCTAATGGGGAATACTATTGTTGTAAACCCTTATTTGCATGGTACAGGAACCAATAAAAGGATTGGAAGTTTTGAGGACATTACAAGAAACAGGGTTTATGTTTTTATCTGGAATAGTTTAGGGTATCATCTTGTGTGTTATTATGATGCGGGGACGGATTCATTTGTAAAGCTGATAAAGAATAAAGATGATTCAGGGGGGGAAGATATACTACAATTCAATCCATCTTACAGGATAAACCATGTTGATATTATTTACAGGGATGTGGAGGGGGATTTGATAAGTTGGACTGACGGTTATTCTTCTCCAAAAGAATTTAACGTATCACTCATTTCAACATACGGTGTTATTGATGTTGCTTTCATAGAGGCGGCAAAGCGTCCCCCATTATCCGTACCAACAGCAACTTACGGGGATGATTCCACTAAAATAAATAACTCACTAAGGAAAGCGTTACCTAAATTCAGGTATCGTTGGCAATACGATGATTTTACATTTTCCACTTATTCCCCCACTTCAGTATTAGCATTACCTGTAATAGTGGGAACCGATAATGATTTAGACCCAACAAAAAACAACTACATAATAGTAGGGGTTGAGACGGGTAAGAAAAACGTTATTGCTATTGAGATAATTGCCGAACAACTTAGTGCAGGGCAATGGAGTGATTTTTTCTTAGTGGCACATCTTATAAAAGCTGATTTAGGAATAGCCGATGATGGGTTGTATAATTTCAACTTTTACAATGACGGTGTTTATCCACCCGTTGACATAAATGAAGTATTGCTTACTTATGATTATTTCCCAAAGAAAGCAATATGCCAAGCATTAGGAAACGGTAACGTAAAAATATACGCAGGGATTACAGAAGGCTATCCAAGATACCCTGTTAATCAGTTGGATGTTACAATGACCGTTGCCAACGTAAAGAATACAGGTGTGGATTTAGGATTGCCAAGCCTTACCTATGTTTATCAACCAACACCACCGGCTTTTGTATTTACCGTATCAGGAACCGTTTCAGTAGGGGCAAGATACTTTGTAGAAGCCTATGTGTTTGGAGTTGGCTATATGATACTTTGCGACTATACGGCTATCATAGGGAACACGGTAGACGATGTTGCGCATGGCTTGTTTCTTAGCTTGCCCGGTTCCTATCAATTATCAGAAAGCGTAAATACATTTCAAGCGCAATTGCCAGCAGGGTCGTTTATTATAATTACTCATATTGTTGGGGGAACAAGTCCGGCAACAATATCTTCCGAATCCGTTTGGAACTACAATAGCAAGCATCGCTTTGGGTTAGCTTATATGGATGAGGACGGTTACATAATAGGTGACGTTTGTACCTTTGTTTCCCCCACATCAACAGATAATGACTTTGAAATAAACACCCCTAACATTACTACCAATTCGGGTACACCCGAAACCCCTGTAATTTCCGCAGAGATAAACCATTTACCACCGGCAGGGGCGGTTAAGTATATGTGGGTAGTAACAAAAAATCTTACAATAGGAGATTTTATATACTATGTAACTTGTGACTTCCAATCAGATACCGACTATTATTATTTTAGTCTTGAAAATATTACTTTCTTCAAGACAAATAATAGCAATTTCAATTACGGAACCGCAGGGATAAATAGTAGCAGCAGATTGAAAGTAATGTGTTCAACAGCAGCCGGTGTTTATGGTACTGATTATTATACATTGGATTTTGAAGTGTTGGGAACCGTTGACAGGCAATTAACTTCAGGTTCATCAACAGATATTGCATCGTTTGTAAAGGTTAGAAAGCCATTAGCCGCACCTTCCCCCGCATTCACGGCCAATATGCTTGTAATGGTTTACACCCCTGTAAAACACGTTACAGCCGACAACTTGAATGTCTACTATGAGATTGGAGAGGCGTATGATATTTATGAGGATGGGGGGATAAATTACCATAGGGGGATGAATCAAGACCAAACCGCATTGTTACCGGCAACTTTTACATTTACAGGGGGAGATATTTATTATCATTCCAGAAGTATTTACAATACGATATTGGCAGGGGGAACAGCATTCAATTATTTAGTGATGGATGCAAACTACAATGATTTTTACAACAGCGCAGTAAATGGATATGGAAGGCCGCAGATTGTAAACGTTGATGCCAAAGAAACATTCAATCCTACATTAGTAAGGTTTAGCCAAGAGTTTCAAGCAGGGACAAACATAAATGGAATCAACAGGTTTTATCAATTGAACTTTGACGAATACGACAGGAGTTTCGGGATAATCAGAAAATTATTTATTGAGGGGAGAAGGATGTTTGTATTCCAACAATTTGAGACGGGAGTTGTTCCCATCCTAACACAAATAGTAAAAGATACTTCAGGAAACCCATTGGAGGCCAATAGCGACATTTTATTGAACAAAATAACATACCCTTATCTTGGTAAATATGGCATAGGTGACACCCCTGAAAGTTTTGCTTATTCAAGGGGAGCAAAATACTTCTTGGATAGTAACAGGGGAATAGCTGTTAGGATTTCACAGGACGGAGCGACCCCCCTTAGTGTAGTCTATGACATGAATCAATTCTTTGTAGATACCACAGAGCATTACGGCAAAGGATTGGATAACGGTATTGTGCCGGTGGGGGAAACTTACACAGGCAACCCAACCGTGTACGGGACATTTGATAACCCCAACAATTACTACATATTGGCTTTTGAGCAAATAAGAAGGTACAGCGACCCATCAACACTTGTTTTTAGTCAGGATGCCGTTACCCTTAGTTTCTTTGAAGTCAGAAGCCCAATGGAAGGGTTTGAAAGTTTCCTTTCCTATCATCCTGAAGGAATGTCGGTATTGAATAATTTGTTAATTTCCTATAAAGATGGGAACTTGTGGAAGCATACAAATCCGGTAAGAAACAATTTTTATGGCACTCAATACGAATCTTATATAACACCATGTTTTAATGATTCCCCCAACGTCAAAAAAACATTTGAAACAATAGCTTACTTAGCAAACAGCTATTGGACAAGTGGAACAAACGGGGATATTAAGACAAGTGAGTATAACCCACAGACAGGGATGCAGCAAGAGAGCCAATTGAAGCAAGCGGATTATGAAATAAGTGAAGGTGGATATTATGCTTCTTTTTGGATGGATGTAAACAGCATGGCAGACGCACAAGAGGCTTTGGTAGTGGGGGACGTATTAAAGGGTTTTTGGATTACTGTTAAATTAAGATGCAATTCAACATCGTATGCTTTTCTGAATATCCCTCATGTCGGATATTCCCCAAGCGTAAAAAATAGTTAATGCAAGAAGTATCAAACATAGTAACGGCTAATGATGTAATAGACATTTTGGAACAGGAAATGCAAGGCTATCCTATACCAGAATGTCCCCTTAAACACACCCTTACAAAAGACCAATACATAAGGGAAATATTTATGCCAGCCGGAACATTGATAACTTCCAAGATACACAATACACAACACCCTTACTTTATATTACAAGGTGTTGTTTCTGTTTTTACAGAGAGAGAGGGGGAAGTATTGTTGCAAGCCCCATATTCAGGAATAACAGAGCCGAACACAAGAAGGGTATTGTATATACATGAGGATTGCATTTGGGTTACGGTTCATACGAGGTTAGAGGGGGAAACAATTGAACAAATAGGAGAACGCATATTAGTCCCCCACGATAATAAATTATTAGAACAAGACATGAAAGACGCTTATGAAAAGATAAGCAAATATGGACTTGATGAAGTAAGGCAAATCACAAATAAAAACTTATAACATGAGTTGGGTTTCGGTAGGAGCAACAGTATTAACAACGGGCTTAGGGCTAATCAAAGGCGCAAAGCAAAAGAAAGAAGGTCGCCAAATAATGAATAGCATTCAGGGCAAAGAAGTCCCCCAAGCCGTACTTGACAATAAAAGGATAGCTACACAAATGGCTTATGAAGGGATGCCTTCTGAACAATACGCACTTGCCCAAAAGAACATTGACAGGAACAACGTAAACGCAATGTTCCAAAGTAATAATAGGAGGGGAGGACTTGGCTTGATTCCAAGAATACTTCAGGCAACAAATGATTCTTATTTGAAACTTGATGCTAATAACGCAGCAACAAGAAACCAAAACATGAAAACGTTGATGGGCGTTAATAACGCAATAGGGCAATATCAAAACAAAAAATACGAAGCTGATTATAACTACGGTCAATCATTGATTGGAGCCGGTAATGAAAACACGGACAATGCAATTGATAATGCTATTGGTGGATTGGGTGGGGGATTATCCGATTATCTAAGACAGGCAAAGTTAATGGGCGGTTTAGGAAAGTCAACACCAGCCGATAGGTCATTCAGGGTTGCAAGCGTTCAGAAGCCCGTTCCAATGCCAACAGGTAGGATAAATACAAGTTTAGCATTGCCTCATTAATGAAACGATTTTAAAAGAATAATTGAAGATGTTAAATCAAAGGGTAGCCGCTCCGTTTGGAAATGTAAACATTCTTAAAACTCC